ACAGCTCCCCTCCGGCACAGTGATAGCATCGGTGAACTTTATCTTGGAGCCGTTGCCGAGATCAAGCTCAGCCGCCTTAGGTGGCCCCGGAAGAGTCTCGACAAGCAGCAACTCCTCGCCGTAGCTGACGCCGCCGTCGTAGGAGAGCTTTACTTTGGCGGTACCTACTCCGCCGGAGACCGTGCAAACCGCCCTGAAGTCTCTGTCGTTGGTGGGGGTGCCGGTGGCCTCCGCAGTTCCGGTTCCGGTGTTGCCAACGTCGTCAACAACCGTGCCGGGGTCTGCGGCGGTTCCTCCGGTGACGTCACAGCGGACAGCCTTTACCCGCCGGGCACCGTTTGCGAAGGCACTGAGCAGCTGGTCCACCAGAGTGCCCTGGCCGAGAGTGTCCTCCAGGGTGTCCGGATCGTTGAAAGCGTAGATCTGCTCGACAGTTCCCTTAGAGCAGTTCCCTACTGCCCCGAAGACCCTGGCCAGAGCAGGCGCCGCCAGCCCCAGACCTCCGTCCTTTATTTGTTCGAAGACATTCGGTAATGCCACTTAGATCCCTCCTTTCCTACTTTCTCGTTTTCGTGGTTCGGTTCAGCCATTCCTTGCACTTTCTCTCGAATTCCGCTTTCGAGATCTGCTTATCACGCCAGCCGGCGAAGACCTTTACACCGGCGACAATGTGTGGCCGAACGCGAAGTTCCCTTCCCCATTCCTCTGCCGTCTTCGTCAGAGTCACTGGGGAATCGGCACCTTTCGTGGCAGCGGTGCCTTTTTTGTTTTCAGTCATCTGTTTCACCTCCAGAGGTTAATTAAAAAGTTCTCAAATGTTGGGTAGAATGATCTCACGAGCAAACCCAAGAGTCCCGTGAGTGCTGTGATAGCGATAACCCGAAGCCAGCTCCTGATACTCTTGGTTGTTCTTGCCGTCTCCTTAACCTCTTCGCGCGTCCTTGCACAGATACCGGTTTCGGGCTCGAAAAAACCTTCGAGGTCTTCTCGGAATTTGGTGTTGTCCCTGACCCTGGTAAAGAGGCCATTATCGGGATCGAGCAGCTCGTTGCGAATCTCCTGCACTTTTCGGTCGATGCACTGGACCTTTTCGCCTTGCTCTTCCCCGTGCTTCTTCAGCAGCTCAGTCTGAGCCTGTTGGTGTTGCTCCAGGAGTTGTTTGAGTTCTGCAAGTTCATTCCCGTCCATAGCCCACTCCTCAGCTTGCAGGTTTGACTCTGTAGCCGACGGCGGTTACGCTCACATCCCCGGTCGCGTGAGTAATGGATACCGTCAGAGCATTCCCTGCTGTGGACGCAAGTAACCGGGGAAAAGAAAAGGCCTCTGCTTCGTTGGCATTTACCTGGGCTTTGAGATATCCTATCTCATTCGCCCCATCTTTGACCACTCCAGCGGCAGTTGCAGACGCCGTAAGAATAACCCCTACGAGAACGTTGACGATACCGGCCTGCGCCGGCATCTCGACCTGGGCTGTACCTCCGCCCGTGACCTTATCAGCGTCTTGCCACCAGCCCTGAAACTCCCCGCCTACAAGTTGGTCACTCAGATGCTGTAACGATAACATTTGTCACCTCCTAGTGAAGACATTGTCCGTTCCTGCTATTTGGGGACAAAGTCAAATGTGTGATTGACTAAGTCTACCTCAACCCGCCCTTTCGAGGTGCACCGCTTCCAAAGGCCGCCTTCCTTCCAGCGGTCACCTACCGGGAAACCATAGTCCGTCTCAAAGAGGTCACCGAAGGTGTCAAACAGGTCCCTTAGCTTGGCGTAGCTGCCGTTCCAGTCGACGACCATATAGACCTCCACGCCACTCTGAACTAAAAGATAGCCTCCAATGCAGTACAGAATGTCCGCCCGCACCTGTTCTTCCGAAAAGCCCTGCGAGATCTGACGGGGCGAGACTTGCAGGATAGATATCTTGCCCGCAGCAGAATAGGCATCCACGTGGTTCATGAAGAGTTCGGTTGTCACCTGACTGATAAAGGGATCTTCCGGTTCGTTTTTGGCCATCATCATGAACCACTGCTGGTTCAGCCCGTCTACATTCCGCATCCGAGTGTTCACAAGATAATCCGGGTCCGTCGGGGAACTGGTGTTGACGTTGTTGGGAACGATTACCTTGCCGTCGGCATTCAGGACCTGCTTGAGGCTGGCGAGAAATTCCTCCTGAACGAGCTCAAATTGCTCCTGAGTATATTTCCACGAACAGCCGGGATAAAGTTGTTCCATCTTGGAGATTCTGATGGGAGTCAGGTCGGACATAATGCCGTCGTAGGGCGCACCTGGAATCATCTTCTTGAATTCGTCCATCCAATGCTGAGCGTAACCTTCCGGCCCGACAGCAGGATCCATGAGATAGCGCTGCTCCTGGTAGGGAGGGTCGGCGGGATGGATGTAATCGCTGTCTGGGGGCTCCGTTTTCCAGAACCAGTCATCGTGGTCGGCCTTGAGGGTGCCGATGGGGATGATAGAGTCCGGGTTCTCCTCTTCTGTAGTCAGAGCCGGGCGGAAATAGTGCAGAACTATAAGGTTGGGATTGGTTTCCTTCATGACGGGTATGTATGACCCAACCGAGCCGAGCGTGACGATGAGCATACAACGCTCAGCGATCCACCGCGCCACCTCCTCAGTTGCCGCCTCTCCGTCTGAATATATCTTGGCTCCCAGTAATACACGGCCGGAGCCGGCGGTAGGAGATACAAGCTCCACCTCAAACTCCCTAAAGGTGGGGGCCTGCGTTTTATGATACAGCGCTCCGGAGATCGCCACGCCTATAAAGCCCCGGAACTTTCCCGCGCGGGTATCAGACAGCGGCTGGTAACCTTCCTTCATCTCCATCGCGAAGATGTAGCCGTCGTAGTGAAGAGCACGGTGCTCACTGAAGAATCGCCGGATCTGCTCGATGTACCCCACGAAGCTCCCTTCACCGAGGAGCTCCTTGGCCTGAGCTGTGTAAACGTCAACGGAGACCTCGATCGTAACCTCGTCGGTCCGATGTGTAAACTCCATAAGCGACGTGGTTTGCCAGGAGTATTTGTCGTCTGTCACGAGGTCGTCCTCGTCACCGAAAACGAAGGTTGTCCCGTCACCGATGTCGATCAAGCCGTCCACGGGCACAATGATGGTGTCTCCCCAGGACTGTCCCCCATCCTTTGACAGATGATAGGTTGCAGTCCCAAGTGGGCCACCGAGCGCTATTTCCAGAACGTAATTATTGTTGCCTCGGTGCGTTCCCATTAGGGTATAGGACGCTCCTGAAGTTCCCTCGTGAGTGACCTCCGTTCTCTCTTTTTTGGCCTCCTTTTTCATCAGGGAGACGGCGGGAGTGAACCGAGGCGCGGAAATCAGCGCCATATACGGCTGGTTCGCCTTGACGTCCACCTCCGTGATGAACTCGTAATCCGGAAACTCCAGCGTAGTCCTGCCGGTGAAGACCTTCATCTGACCGTCAGTTCCCACGATGGTCTGTTCCAGCATCGAGGCCAATTGTTCGACAACCTTAATCAATCAGTGCACCTTTCAGAGCCTTTCCGTAGTTCTCAACAACGCGTTCCTCAAGCTCTTCAGTGGTGGGCTTCCAAAGTGGGCGAGCCGGGATACGACGATCCCTGGTTCCGAACTCGTGGACCAGACCGATGTTGGCGACCTTCTCACCGCCGGCATACTTCTGCGTCTTCTTCACGCCGACCACGCCCTCAAAGGGATTGAATTGCTCAGAGGTAATCGACCGGCGATACTGACCGGTTGCAATCAGGATCTTTTCCGAAAGTCGGCCGCCGGTCTTCTTTCCGAGTTTCCGCTTCAGGTATCGCGCAGACAGCGGCTTCCACCGAAGATCTTGACTGACCAGGTGTCCGACGACCGCGGCTTCCACCATCTGCAGGTTCTCTGCCGTGGCTCTCTCGACGTTGGTGACAAGTCGACGGCTGAATGTATTCAGCCTTTTTTTGAAGCCTTCCCAGTCGCCGGTGAGCATCTATTCGGTCTCCTCTGCAGCGGGGATGTTTGCAACCGGAGCGGGCGGTGTCACGATGTCGAGTCCCAGCCTGGCCCTCTTGTATTCAGCGTCCTTTTCGAAGCGGCTGATTTGCTCCTTCAGGAACTGCAGCTTGTCCTGTTCCTCATGGACCGTCGAGTCGGCTCCCAGCTTCGCCTTGAGGTCTTCCTTGAAGCGGTCGAGAGCAAAGCTGAGGATAGCGACAGCCGTACGGTCAGCCAGATAGGATTGCTCCAGGTGGGACATCTCCTCCTCACCCTTATTCTCGAAGCCGTAGACGGCCTTGACCTCTGCTATGGTCTGCGTGATCAGGGTCGACCAATCGCTGAGGATGCTCTTGGTCGTGGAGCAACGAGCCTCAGCCAGTGGCTGAATACCAGGGAGAGCCATTACCCGGCTCCTTCAGTTTTCTCCTCCGTTTTTGGCTTCTCAGCTTCCTCGGAGCTTCCCTCCTCCTTAGGTTTCGAGACGAGGAGAAGTTCGCCGTCGACGATTTTGGACCGCACGAAAAGCGTGTCCGGAACCTCTATCGGGTCTCTCCCCCCGATACGGGTTCCGCTTGACGAGTCATAGAAGGCACCCCCATAGTCAGCGACCCTTGAGGGCAACCGCACGAAGATAGTCTTGGTGCCCCCGGTCTCGGTATTGGGTGCGCCCTTCTCTTCGGTCTTGGCCTTGCCCGTGGTCTCGGCGGTCTTCTTTTCTACCGTTTTGTTTCTCTGGGCTTTCGCCATAATTTCCTCCGCTCTACTCAGGCTCAGGAGTAGTCCCAAACCTTTGAGGCTGCCAGGTAAATCTTGGCGAAGCCGGTTACCTGAGAGATAACCGTCTTCTCGAACTGTTTGTCGATAACCTTGTCGGCCTCGACGAACTGGCTTCCCGCTTCCACCAGCATCTCCAGGGCGGCGTTGCGGTCAACACCGATGAGGCTGTTAGCCGCGACGCTGGCGTCCTTTCTGAGAACGACTCCGAGAGGAGATATCAGGTTCCCCGTGGCCTGATAATTGAAGCCGGCTTGCGGGTCTTTGAACTCCGAGAGCTTGAGGATACCGGCAATGGCTGCCTTTGCTCCGACGAAGACGGTGGCCTCATAATCGGGCCACTCCATATCGAAGTCGACGAAGTTGTTGTAGTTGAGTCCCGTCTGCGAGAACGTGGGTGCGGGATTACTGTTCCCGTCTCCGTTGACGATTACGTCGAGCGCCCAAGCCACGACTGAGTCCCTCAGCTTCCGGCCGATAAGCTGAATATGGAGGGCTATAAGGTCGACTTGCACCCGGCGCAGAACCTCGTAGGTCGCCTCCAGCTTGTGCCCGATTTTCATCAGGCTGACGGGCTTCTCGGTGGTGCTGATAACCGTGGTGGGGAACTCTCCCCTTTGTCCAACCCGGAAGGCTCCCTTCTCGCCCGAAGAGGCGGCAGCCTCTATAGAGCGATAGGTGTCACCGGGAAGCTGCTGGGTGGTGGCTATCAGGTCAGAGATCTGACACTGATTCCTTCCCATTTCCATCCCGATGCGGACGTTCCTGTTGATGAACTCCGGGAACAAGACCGAGGATTCGTACGTCCGATAAAAGTCCTCGACCAGGGAGATGTCAGCGCCGTCGACGATTATCTTGTGCTTTTTCAGTTGCTTCTGAAAAGCGTCAAGTTCCTCGTCGCCGGGCTCCACTTCTCTGCTCAGAAACTCGGTGAAGCTAAGACCCTTCTGCCGAGCCTCGTCATACATTTCTTTTTCAAGGGTTACGTTAGGCATCGTGCCTCCTTTCTCGATTTCTTCTTACTCGGTGCCTATTGTCACGTCCGGGCTGGTAATAGTTGGGCCCGCGCCGGTATCCCCACTGCCGGCCGTGACTCCACCGTGAGTATGCTCCGACAGCTTGCTCTTGAGTTCGTTCGCCAGGAGGGCCAGAGCATCGAGGTCAGCTTTCAGGTAAGCGAACTCACCGGCGAAGTAGCGCCCAATTTCGGCAACTGGCATTGTCAGTTCTCCTTTCCGACTCCATTCATGGGTCTCTTAACCCAGAAGCAGAGTCAGCTTGGTGTTCGTGGTGTCGACGTCGACTATCCAGTAGTAGATGCCGGTACCTGCTGTCGTCGGGGTTTTGACGCCCCCGCTGCCGTTGGCCACGAGCTCAACGTAACCGGCACTCGGTGCCGTCCCGGAATAGGCGACGGTCTTGAAACCCCCAACAGCAACGACAGCATCCTTGGTCCCGGGAGCAATAGTTTCGACCACGCCGATGAACCTGTTCTCGGCGCTGCAGAGGGCGACCGTTTTGTTGGCGGAGACTTTGACGACTTTCCCCTCGTCGGTGCCCCTCGTAAGGGCAGAGAGAAAAGTGGGGCGGTTGTCAACTCCGTCAAATCCTACTGTGAAAGGGTTCGCCATTTACTGTCTCCTCTCTTTGGCTCTGGCCAGTTCCTTCTCGCTCTTGAGCTTAAACTGGCCGTTGTCCTCTTTCGTTTTTCTCTCTTCCTCAATCTCCTTTGAGGTGCGGTAAATGAGAGCCTTGGCAGGCTTACCGCAATTCGGGCAGTAGCCGGGAATCTTCTCTGCCTTCTCGGCTTCGAAGTCCGCAAGCATAGCCTTGATCTGCTCGAGGCCGGCCTCACGGATAACCTTGAGCATCTCCTCGCTCGGCTCACCATCCTTGATGAGCCGATAGGCGGACTCCGCTCTTGTCCTCAGGTCTTTGAGATAGGTCTCACCGACCTGAGCCAGCGGCTCCCGCTTCTTCAGCTCCTCAACCTCCTTCTGGAGGCGGTCCACGTCCTCCGCGAGACCCTCCTTCTCGGTTTCCAGAGAGTCTCTGACACCCAGGAGACTGGTGAGCTTGCCCAGGAGAAGGTCCTCGTCGTAGTTCTGCGTTCCCAGGTATTCGATTACAGCCTTCGATACTTCCGCCATAATCAACCTCCTTTCTCTGATTTAGCGATTCTTCCCTTTACCGCGCCCGCCTCCCCTGCCACCGCCCGGCCCTCCATCCGGACACGGGCCGCTTCGGGCGCCGTCACGGTGTCCGCCCGGTCTGCCTTTACCCGCTCCCCTACCATCTTGCGGTCTTGTTCCGCCTCTTGGGTTCTTTGCCACTGTTTTCTCCTATGTGTCCGTTAGCCAACTATCCTCTTCGCCCCAGGGTCTGCTCCATACCAGACCAGGGAGATCTCTCCGAAGTCCTCCACCTCCGCCACCAGGATGCGAACGATTTCACTGTCGACTTCCTGTCCGAGCCTCTGCCAGAAGTCATCGATGGCGTGGGACTTTTTCCACCGGATGAACGGCGTGACCGAGACGCGGCTCACTGCCGGAGGATCCGTTAAGAGTCCCCTGGCTATTTTGGGATTCGCCAAGGCATCCACGCGAAGCTCAGCATTGATGCCGGGGGGGTCGGATTCACCATCCCACCAGCTTCTCTTTGCCACTCCGACCCACTCCTGAATGAGTGGGACGTGATTTGCAAAGAGGGTTCTCCCGGCAAGCAAAGGTGCCGCTTTTTCGAGAACGCCGTCGATTGTAAAATCCAACCACTTGGAGTGACGTATGAGAACTTTGGAGAGTGCCCTGACCGCAAAGTCAATGTAGTCGTCCTCGGCAGGCTTCAGTGTCTCTCTGAAACTCGGCCCTCCTTCCTGGAGCCGGGCGATAAGAGTCTGGCGTTGTGCTTCGGCTATCTCGATCCTTGGGAGCGAGGCTGTCAGGAAAACCTTTGCGAGCCCGCTGCTGCCGTCCTGTAATTCGACCTGTGGCTCGAAGCCCAGCGGATACGATCTCGCCGGTAATTGTGCTCTTGCAGCAAGAGATGGACGGAAGACCAGACCACCACCGTGAGAATCCGCCGGTTCCTCAGCCTTTTGACCTCCCGGCTTTTCGCGTCCACCGATGCCGAGATCCTTGGCGTGCTTCTCAAGGTGGCTCGTCGCCTGCCTTCGGAGGTCGCTGGTCGATATGCTCGGAGTTACCGGCTTGATTTGATCCGCCCTTGCCAGAGCATTCCTCAGGTGCGGCAGGTCGATGTGGTCCTTGGAATTCCTGCCGTCCTTGACACCGTCGCTGTGGTGGGGAAGGTGCCGCGCGTTTTTATTCGCTGTCTTACCGCTTCTGTAATCCGGTTCGATCACCGCAAAGGCCGCGTCCGGCAGATTGTTAATGTAGCTACGATCCCACTTGGCTAGGGCGGTGGCTATCCCGTAACAGATTTCGCACATCTTACCTCCTTTCCTCAGGGTGTTCGACCACCACCGACGTCAGCATCCGTCTGCCCTTCCTTTCCGTTCTTTCACTCCTCGCCTCCTTTCTCAAGACGTTAACCGTTCCACAAGGGCACTTCACAGTGACAGTCTCCTTAACCGTTCCCCTGAAGATCAGTCTGTTGCACCCTTCACAATGGTAATTCCTCATAGACTCACCACCAGCCGGCCGCGACAATGGGGATGCCACGGAGGCCCCACAATGTCGTTGCCGATAAAGGTTTCTACTTCGTTCGCCTCCGCGTAGGCTACCGGGTTATTCTTCCACCCCGGAGGCGCATTATCATAGACTCGATTCGCGAACTGCTGACTGGAGAGTGCCGACAGTTCCCGGATTTTGTCGTCGGCCAGTTTCACGCTGAACCGCTTCCCGTGCATGGCCTCGCAGACGTCACAGGTGATTCTGTCCATTACTTCGGAGACCTCGGCTGTCGCCATGTGCATCTCCGACATCTGACGGATATGTCCCCAGCATCTGATCCGGGCGACCGAGGTATCAACGATGCGCCTCATCTGGGCTTGAGAGATGTCACCGAAGTGTTTTGCAAAGCGCTTGGTAAATGCCTTCACGTCCTCGTGACCCTTTTCCTCGAATTCCTTCTCCAGGAATTTCAGCATCGGCCCCTTGGCGCTTTCGTTTTCGAGGAATTTCGAGAAATGGAAATCGTCAACTTCTCTGACGAAGCGAATAGCCCTGTGGTCCGGTTCGGTGAATCGAACCGGCACCCTGCCTTTGGCCGCCACTCTGTCCCGGGTGCGATAGAATCGGTAAGCTGCATTCACGCTCTTGGCGATGGCAGCTTCGATGCCGGATTCCCTGAGCGCCTCGGGATAATACTGGAGCAGATAAGTATAGATACCCTGAGAGAAAAGCTCTGGAGTCACCGTCAGGATCTCCCCGGTTTTCAGTGCGGTCTCCACATCCCTGACAATAGCGTCCCTCACTTTGCCGTCGACGCTGAAGACATCCCGGAGGTAGACGTTCACCCAGCGAAGCCGCCTTCGCTCTACGGTGGCCTCTGCCTCTAACTGCACTTCGATTTCACTCAAGGAAACGCTGATCGACTCTCTCCTTGGGTGATAAGCACCGTTCTTGAAGCTGCAGGCGAGGGAGAAGTTGCCCTTGTCCTCCATAAACTCTGAGCTGTAAGCTCTGTCGTAGCCCAAGCGTCTGGCAGCCTCATCGGGACTAATCAAGCCGGCATCGAGCATCTCAATCGTGGCCTCAACTTCGATCTTCTCAGTCTCGGCTTTCTGCCTGGGGTTCAGCGCCTCGTTTGGATTGAAGTGCAGGCTGACATCCTCGACCGGGATATTCGAGAGGTAGAGGTCGAGTTTGTATCCCTTCTCGATTGCCCTTTTGACAAGCCTCCTGATGTTGTTGAGGTTCTCGATCATCCTTGCGTAGACGACCCCGGCATAGGTCTCCGTCGTCGAGTAAGTCCTGCCGAGCATGGCGGGATCAATCTTAAGACCCGATGCGATCTGCTCTTCCACCACCTGGATGATATCCTTTGCTCCTCGGGCGTCAGCCGCTATCGCGTTATGCTCGATCTTCATGTTGTCGAAGTGAGCGATGATGCCCTCCCGATAGTTCTCAGAGAAGTTTGTGGCCAACTCATTCAAAAAGCCGCTGAGCCTTTGACGGTAATGGTCGTCCGTCTCACCATGTTCTTTGTCAGGCATTTCTGCTGCGACGCTGATAAGCCCAAGCAGACCCAGCTTCTTTATGACGAACTTCAGGTTGTCCATGATGAACAGCTGTATGATGGCCGTTGGGAGGGCCGCAAGGAAGGGAGGGATGGCGTAGGGTGAAGCTTCCGTGGTCTCCAGGGGAATGTAAACGTACGTAGTCTCGTTCAGGGCAATGTAGTCGTTTCTTGATTTGTCGTACTGGAAGGGCGTATACCGGTCGCTGCCCTTGTCGTATTTGAAGCGAATCGTGCTGACCGGGACAAGAACCGCCCGCTCTATACCGCTCAGGTCTCTTTGTGCAACCCACTCAAGGGAAACCGCTCCGTTGATTCCCACCTGCCGCAGCAGGTGATTAACGAGGTCGTCTGTGTTGATTCTGGCCGCAACTACATTGAGGCGATTCAGGGCCTGCTCTATGGTTGCCTCGTCGGCACCGACAATGCTGAGCTCGTGGCCGGTGTTTCCCATATTGACGTAGTGCGACAGAACCTGTGAGAAATCCGGGTTCGACAGGCAGAACTTCTCGATAATGTCCAGGAAGTTGACCGGGACCCGGGGATCCACTATCGCAAGGTTGCTCCGCGCCAAGCTCAGCAACTGCTGCAGCGTGGGTAGATCCGGGACCGAGACCCTCCTGCGGGGAATGGTCGCCTGCAGGCTCACCCTCTTCGGTTTCCAAAATCTCAGGTTCATCTCAGATCTTCAGCTTGCGATAGGTTGGCTGGACTAAAATCCTCTTCCTCTTGAGGCCTGTGACCGCACCATGGAGACTGAGAGCCAAGGCCCAGAACATGTCAGCGTGGTGTCTCTCATTCTTGTCAGTATCATACCGAACGTACCCCCCGATGCCGGTGATGCGTTTAATCGAATGGATCTGATTCACAAGCCGGCGGTCGGCGTAAATGGTAATGCCCCGGTTCTCGAATAGGATCTTCACGTTGCTGGCGAGCCGTTCCTTGATGGCTACCGTCGACTTTCTCTGCTTGGCCCTCGGCCGCTCCCCCCTGACCGCAGGAAGCTCCGTCTCGATCCGCTCGGCGAAGTTGATTCCTTCGACCACGGCCGGGTACTCCCTCCAGAGGTCTTCCGCCAGATTCATCCCTATGCCCGTTTCATCGATGCAGAGGCGAACCGGCTGAGTGATGTCGATGAACTCGCGGAGCTGGTGTTTCTGGGCCTCGAAGGACTCCCCTGCGAAGGTCTTCATGAGCCGCTGATAGAAGTTGTCCTCGAGCCTCTCCAGCACGAAGAGAACGGACGGATGGCGCCGGCGACCGACATCGAATCCTCCGTAAAGAGGCCCCCGGCATTGCTTCTTCAGCTCCTCGAAATCGTCATAGACCTTCAGCTCCGGGTTGGCGCAGGCAAGAATGTCCTCGATGGAGATGTAGGAGGTGACGTCCGCCTGCGGGACCAGCTCGAATTCCTCCTGGAAATCCTCCAGGAGCATGGAGTCGAAGATCTCCTGAAGGGCAGGCGTGCCGTATTTGTAGACCCGCTCCTCCGTGGTCAAAACAGGAGCGCGCTCGCGGGCTTCCTTGACGTTGGTGCAGAGATATCGGGAGTCCCACCAGTAAATCTTGTGACGCGAGAACCTTGAGTATCTCCCGTCCTTATTGGTGGCCATTTCCCAGAAGAACCCCTGGCCGAAATGCGTGGAGCCAATATGGATCTGCCCGCGCCTGGCGGTCATTCCCTGGGCGGCGTTGTAGATCTCCCTGGCCTTAGCCATATGAGCCGGCTCGTCAATGTCCACATCCGCCGGCCCCTTCCCACGAGGCCTGAACATCGTCACCAGCCGGCTGCCGTTTTTGAATCCCAGACTCAGAGCGCTGTCGTTGGTGAGTTTCTCCTGGAAGCGGCGTGGCATGCTTTCATACAGAGTCCGCGCATAGAGAATCTTCTCCTTTGCGTCGTCCAGGTTGTAGGAAACGAAAACTCTCAGGTACCTGTCCCGGAGATGGCTCTTGGCCAGAGCGTGGGCCGCGCGGTTCCAGGACCACCCCACCTGTCGAGCCTTTTCGGTGAAGACCGTCCTCGCGGGATCGTCATTGATCCTTATCTGGAAGTCTTCCAGATCTGTGGGCTCGTTATCGACTTCGGTGAGACCCTCAATAAAGCCGTTTACGGTGGACAGCCAGTCTACTATGTCCGCCTCAGTAGCCTTATGTTTTGCTACTATCAGCATCGCTGCTACCACCAGAATCGTGGCCAAGACGCTGCGCATGTCTCTTCTTGATCTGAACCAGGATGTCATATTCGTCCTCGTCTCCCGTAACCACTCCCGTGATCCCCAATCTCCTTAGCTGCTCCGTGAATTCCTCCTCATGTTTCCCTATCTGCCGCAGGACCGCCCGGCGCTCCCGCTGGGTCTTGCTCCTGTTGGTTTGTGACAGTTTCTCATCTTCCAACTGCTGAGTCAGTCCCGCAAGGTCACTCCACAACAGCTGCCGCTTTCTCTCGAAGCTGATCCAGAGTGTGTGAATGACATCTCTGATCGCTCCCTGGTAATTCTCCCTGGCATATCTCCGGAAATCCTGCCGGATCTTCTCGATGTCACGCTCGATGGTCCTCCTGGAGACTCCGAGCAGCTTTGCAATCTTGTCCGCCGTCCAGGCCTGGACCAGGTACAGCTGCGCAACCCTGGAGCGCCGGTTATCAAGTTCTGCTTTGCTCGACCTGGGCGGGCGCTTATCACTCGGTTTACCTCCGGCCTTTTTCTTTCTTGGTCTCACGTCCGTTGCCGGTTATTCTCCGAGCCTTCCCTCCCGTGAAATCCTCCCACCGCTTGACGGCCACGTCGCAGTACTTAGGGTCGATCTCCATGGCGAAGCACCGGCGCCCGGTTTTCTCGGCCGCGATGATAGCGGTCCCGGACCCCACAAAGGGCTCGTAGACGGTCTCTCCCTCGCAGGCGAAGAACCTGCAGCACAGCTCCGGAAGGAGAACGGGAAACGGCGTCGGGTGCAGCTGGAAGGCGCGGCTGTCCGGACTCATATACCAGACGTTCCCGATGTAGCCCGACAGGAGCTCCTTCGGGATCTTCTCCGATTTGGGAGGTCTGGATCCGCGGACGTGACCCTTCTCATACACCAGGAGGATATCCGCCTCCTGCGGGAGATTGCCTTCCAGCTCGTTGGTGTAGATGACAATCTTTTCTGTGATGAGCTTAGGGTTGTAGTGTCGAGGGAACGGATATCTGAGAACTGCAGTCGGTTTGCCGGCACCGAAGGGCTTGATCCAGTAGATGTTCCTGAAGAAGTGATATCCGATGCCCTCCAAAACGTATGCGTAGTGCGCTGAGGTATTCACGCAACCTTCCCGCCCAACGTTCACACAGACATACCGGTGTTTCTTCATGTGCCGGAAAGCCAGGGCAAAGACTTTCTCGATGAAAGCCAGGTATTCCCGGTATTCCTTGTCGTCCCGGTACTTTGAGTAAGTCTTGCCGATGTTGTAGGGAGGCGAGGTGACGAGGAGATCGAACTGCTTCCCGTCCATCAGCCGCTCGACATCGGCTTGGTTCGAGCTGTCGCCGCAGAGGAGTCTGTGATCAGCGAGGATCCAGAGATCCCCGGGCTCCGTGAGGGGCTTCTTCGGCGGCTCCGGGACCGAGTCTTCACGTTCCTGTTCGGGTCCGGGCATCGGGTCGCCCCGGCAGCCGGCCAACAGGCTATTCAGCTCCTGATCATAAAAGCCGGTCACCTCGAGGTCGAATCCCTCGGTGTCCAGCTCATGCAAGATTTCCGCCAATTTCTCTTCCTCCCACTCCGCAAGCTCTCCGGTTCTGTTATCCGCGATCGCGAACGCCTTCAGCTGAGTAGGGGAGAGGTGGCTGAGGGGAGAGGTGGCTGAGTTTGATCGTCGGGACAGATTTGAGTCTCAACGCCCGGGCGGCCTTCAACCTGGTATGGCCGGCGATGATGTTGAGATCGTCGTCGACCAGGATCGGGACGTTGAATCCGAACTCTCTGATACTGTCCTTGACCGCTCTCACCGCCTTCTCGTTCCGTCGCGGGTTCCGCGGATTCGGTCTCAGCTCTTCCGGAGAGACCCACTCGACCTTGAGCTTTCCCATGTCTCCTCTCCAATCCCCACTGCCCGCAGCCGATAAAACCTGTAGCGCCCTTGCGCTGCGGGAGTGGCCCTTTTGGGTGGTCGTCCCGACCACGATCGGGACGGTCGACTGGAGAGGTCTTGTCTCTCCGGTTCACTCCCGGTCTCTTCGCTGAAAAAGCAAAGCCCCGGAGGGTAACCCCGGGGCTTCTCACAGGGAATGGTCTCGAATGTCAAGAGACCGGGATTACTCCCGGTCTATCTAATTTATACGAAAAAAAAATTTGTCAAGCAAAACTACCCTAAATGGGTATACCCAAAAAGGGTAGTTTTTGGAGGGTTAAGTGAAGGACCAATAAGGGATTATAGCAAAGCGAAGTTGCATCTCGCCGAGGCACTTTTTTGCCTTGTTTTGCAGCTCGGAGAACAGCTTGACATCCTGTGAGGGAGAGCTTATCATTTCCTAAGAGAAACATATCTCTTTCGCTTTCTGTGAGACGGTATCTGGGGATAAGGCCTTTACTCTCCGCTCGGTTCACCCACACCAATAGTCATCGGAGCGCCCTGTCCCCATAGATTATATTATGGATCGTTCTCTTTCGCAAGTTTCTGTTACATCGGAATTGCTTTTTTCTTCTGAGTTCTCCGCGTATGACCTCAAGGGCCTTGTCAACGAGCAGCCTCCTTCCGCGGTAGCGGGGATGTTTCCCCTTCCTTAGCCGCTCAAACTCCTGGTAGATCCATTGATCTCTTCTCTGAATATCTGTACGTCGATCCATTTATCCCTATTCCTTGGGCTCCGGTAATGCCAGCCTCCCGGAGGCTATCGCTTCCAGCTTCCCCTGCTCCTCGAAGTAGTCCCCGATCGTCTTGGGCTCTCCAGTGGGAGAGGGGATCTCCACGAAGGACAAGAAGAGATCACTCAGCCTGAACTGGCCGTCGTTGATCAGGGTGATGGTGATCTTGAGGTAGTCCAGAAGATTCCTCCAGGCCTCTCTCTCGGCCTGCTCCCTGACAGCGCTCCAGCCCTTGTGAGGAACTCTCTTGTACTCCTGCTTGATGGCCTCATATCGCGCTTCTGAGTCGACCCTCATTCTCAGGGAAAGCCCACGATATTTCAAGAGCACCGAGCTGTCCGAGTTGTCGAAACCGTAACCGATGCCTTTCCCGTCGGGCTCTTTTAGCGAGTCGAGGAGCTCCGCGATCTGGGATCTGGTTCTAGTCACCGGGACCGTCGTTCCCCGGCTGCGTCTGTACTCAGGCATTTTCCTCCACCTTCAGAAACAGCTCTGATTTCTCATATTCTTCACCAATGAGTTCCCCCGTGACGAATTCCAATCGGCCGTCTCTCAGGAAGACATGTAGGCCGTCTCGCCTCACTCTCGCTACGAACCGACCAAATTCTTGCGGTATTTCTCGGTTCCCGGCTGCCCCCCCGACAACGATGCGGTCCATGGTCTTGATATCTGTGGATTCGAGGTCAGGACGGAAACAACGACCGCTGATGTTTCCCCAAAGGTTGGGTGCTAAAGCGCTCATGTGTTTTTCTCCTTTGTGAGCCATTTCAATGAGTTGTCCACGAACGGGACCATCAGGATCACAATAATCAAGACCAGCGGCCAGATCGCAGCCCCCACATAACAGCGCCAGTCTCGTAGATCATAACCGAGAATCCGTCCGAAGCCTATGCCAGCCCAGAATGAAATCACAATGGCAAGAATCCAGCCTTCCATTACTTAGCTCTCCTCTTCGGTCTCAATTTCTTTTTCACCCGGGTCCAGTTTGCGGACCACTTCGACGGCAGCCGTGACCTGAGCTCTAAGAGGCGGACCTGCTGAGCCTCCGGCAGGATCTCAGCTACCTTCACGATTGCTCTCCTCTGCCTTTAGGCCGTTCTCGAGCTCGTCCAGCCAGGCCCCTAGTTTCTTCGCGTCCTGGTGGGATCGCTTGGTGACTTCCCCGGGGCCCTTCAGCAACTCCTCCACGGTCTCACGGAAGCCCGCGATTGCAGCGCGGAGAGCGTCCGCCCGGGTAACGAACGGCGGCCCGTCCACGTTAGGCTCATAGCCCTTACCCGAGCTCCCAACCGTGACGTGCAGCCCATAGGTCCACAGGCCTCCGGGCGACTCTGCCAAGACGATTCTGTTGTCACTTCCGCCGTCCCTTCTGAGATGTGGCGCCTCGAGGCTGTCGCTGCTGAACAGCGGTATGTAATTAGGCCAGCCGTCCTCAGCTGTGGCCTGTTTGGCATGCTCCTCCGTGAAGCCCCAGAGACGGGCTATCGCGTCTGTTCTCGCTACCTCGTGCTCGTCCCCTGGCAGCGCCTCCTCGATGCGGGCCCGCTCCGCGATCAGCTCCTCCGGCGTCCTTGCTGGTAACATGCCCTCGGTGGGTTTCAGGAGCTCGCCCTGTTCGCCCGGGACTTCCTGAACGCCCGCGAGCTTGATGAAGTGGTTCGGATACTCCTTGAGAATCCTCGCAAGGGCCGCTTCCACCGTGTTTGCCTTTCGGGTCAGCTGAAAAGCTCTCGCCGGCGGCGGCTTCAGTTCAAACTCAGCTTTTACCATCTCTTCCTCTTAGTGGCCGGCACCGGGCGCCAGTGTAGGGAATCTTCGGGAAATCCGTACAGCTGGCGCCGGTGCCTCGGCCGGTTAAAGTTTCAGTTCCACAGCAGGTCTCCAGGCCGGATCGTGCTCCCAGAGAGCGCAGAGGAGAACAGCCAGGGCGTCGGATCTGTCGCTCTGCAGTGACTCCGGCTCCCTGCCTGCCAGCAGTTCCTTCACATGGTCCCTCCAGTAATAAGCCACCGCCCGCTTGACGGCATCCTTGCTGGCGAGGCCGTGGCCCGCCACCCTGGCCTTTACGGTTCGCACGTTGTAGCACTGGACCTTGGCCCCGGCCTCCTGGGAGACACCCGCCGTGATGCCGGCCATCCCGAGGGCAAGCTCGGTCGCTTTGGATCCCCGGATCCTCTTCCCTTTGCCGAACTGTTTGATAGGCTGCTCGTAGGCCACCATCTCCGGCTTCCACGCCTGCAGGTGCTTCCACAGCCACGTCGTGAAGGCTCCTGTCGTCACAAACAGCCCGGCGCCCTCCTTCGCCAGGATCTCCACTCCGGAGGCCATCCAACCATCGCCGCGG